GCACCCACGGGAACTCCATCGTCTGCGAACGCACCGACCCGGTGGCCGCGACGTTGGCGTGATCCGTCAGCGTCACCGTGTTACGCTCGAACATCCAGCGCCGATCGGTGAACGCGATCACGACTTGATTGATCGTGTCGCCGATGTCGCGCCGCGTCCACTCACACGCGATGACGTTCGACTCGTCGAACACGCCCAACGAGCCGAGCGAGTAGCCGCCACGGATCGTCTGCACACACAGCTTGCCGGTGTCAGGATGCCGATACAGCGCGGCGTCGACCGTTCGCAGAATTTCCGCGATGTAGTCTTCGCCGGGCTTCTGCTGGTTCATCACTCCACAAATACCGAAGGTCGCCTCGATGAACACGGCGGCATCATCGAACACGCCGAGATCGATCAATCCTTGCGAAATGCCGAGCCCCCACTCCTGATCGGTGAGCACGGCGAGCAAGACCTTGATCGGGTTCGCGTCGAAGCCATTGAGGCCGCCCGTCCCTCCGCTGCCGCCTCCGATTTGTCCGTAGACGACATGTTCAATTTTGTGGAGCTGTGGCGCGGTGCCGACGTCCACCCAATCGAGCGCCGTCATACAGAACCGCGGATAGCCGGGCTGCGCCGCGAAGGAGAATGGCTCGCCCATCGGCGCATAGGCGGCCACGCGCGTGTCGAGCGCGGCGAGGCGTTCGACGGTACTGCCGGGAATGAAGAACACGTTCGCCGGCCTCGAGGTCAGTGCCTGATGGCCCGCGACCGCATAGTCGCGGCCGTCTGAAATCCCGCGCTGCCCTTCGGGCGGATCGCCGCCAAAAACGAATGGCAAGAGCATCGACGCGTGGCCCGAGAGCGCGCCTTTCCCGGTGATCGTTACTGTGAGTGTGCTCGGGTCCATCCCGCCAATGCCGCCATCGGCCACGGTCACGACGCCGACGCTATCCGGCTCCTGCGAGAACAGTCGCGTCTCATCGAATAGCAAGTCCTTCCATTGCGATGTCGGTCCCCACCCCAACAGGCCGATATAAGAGATCGTGTAGGACCAGCCGAGGAACTGTTTCTCTTGAAACGGCGCGGGGAGAAATCCGACCGCCTTTTCGAGTTTCCGCACTTTGTCGACGGAAAACGCGACGATCAACGGCTCGATCTTGACGGTGCCGAAAAAGACGGGAATCGGCGTCCCGGCGGGCGCGCGCGGCGGTTCGATGATGCCGGGCTGTTGCGCCCTCGATTTGTTGCCGCGGTTCAGGATGTACTGAAGCGCCGTGACGCCGAGGAACGCGAGTATCAGCCAGAAGCCCATCAGCTAATCGCCCCCGGCCCAAACGTCTGCCCCAATTTGATCAGGCCCGGATCCTTCGTCGGCAGATCAGGAAACCCGCCGAAGTTCACGAGATTGTCGAACTTGGCGATGCACGTCGCGCGCTGCTTGTCGCAGCCCGGGAAGACATCGATCGCGTCGCCGGGTTCAAGTCCACTCGCAGGCTCGTTGCCCCACAGTGTCAGGTCGAGCGCATTGTCATGCTTCGCGATCGTGTAGCGCCGACCATCGGCGCCAACGAGGACGCCGGCGGTGTAAAACGCGTCTGTCTCGTCGGCGAGTGCTGCGACCGTCACAATGGGCCACGCGATCGAAGCGATCGTCGTCGAGAAGACGTGCGCGGCGGGGTTGGCGCCGCAGCTCGCCGAGTAGACGGCCCACCAGCACGAGCGACCGACGAGCGCGCGCGGAACCGGTGTCTTGAATCGATGCTCGACGGTGGCGATCGTGAGTTCCGCCGTATCGTCCGAGAATTTCGCGGACAGCATTTCGCCGAGCAGGACCGGCTTGATTGGATCGCCGCTTGGCTGCATTCGCTGCAGCGTCACTGTCACCGGGTCGGTCGACTGCACCAGCAACGCCTGGCCCAGCGGAGAGTCGAGCTGGACGGCCAGCGTGAACTGAATGCCCGGCGTGTCTGGCTTCTGCTCGACCGCGCCGCGCTTGAGCCATGACGGCGTGAACGTGACGCCCGAGACGGTCTGCACGCTGTCGGCCGACGTGAGTCGCCACGCCTGCGATCCGCGCTGGACGGTGTACAGTTCAACGGGTTCACCGCCAGCACGTTCATCGGTCGCGAAGGGGGACGAGACAATCGGCATCAGCTACGGTGCCTCGCCAGACACTTCGATCACGTTGAATGAGATCGATGCGAGGTTTGGATGCGCCCACTCGGTCGTCAGCGCGTCATCCACGCAGCGGACCCAGAGGAGCCGCATCAGGACCGAGGCCGGGCCGCCAACGCTAAAGAGCGTCCCGTACCAACTGAGGGACGACCCGTCCGTATCGGTCCCAACACCGGTCGAGCACCCGGTCAGAATGCCCAAATGCCAGGGTCCCCCGGAGCTGCCGATGCGATACGTGGCGAAATGTCGCGCCCAGTTCCCGAGCGGAAAGACGTTCGCGGCGTAGCCCCACTCGCGCACTTCGAAGAAGATGTCCGGCGCGCGATTGGTGACGTGGAAATCGTGTTGGAATGAGGGGCACCAAAAGCCCTCATGGCGTCCAGCCCGATCCTCGACGAATTGTTCGATCGTCCGGGCCTCGCTTCGCGTGAGCCCGGCGTATTGCAGCGGAACCGCCTCCTTGCCGGCCGTCGCATGCGCGGCGGCGATCGTGAGACCGGACGGCATCGTGTTCGCGGTGTTCGTCCAGTCCCAGGAGTGCGGGCGATCCGCGTCAGCATTCGGCGCGAACGGAATCACCGCGTGCGACCGATAGGTGGACGGCAACGCGATCATCAGCTCGCCCCAATCGTCGCAGTGGCCGCGCCCGACGTTGCCATCAGATCGGAGCTCGCCGTGTTCGCATCGACGCGAGCGAAGCGGGAGTTGAGCGTCGGAACAACCGTCGCATACGCGCCGAACGCGCCGTGTTCATTGTCGACGATCGACCAGTCGACGTCAGCGTCGGGGATCGGCGCCCCGAGCGCGTCTTCGACGACCGCTTCCGCAAAAAAGACGTCCGAACCGACGTGATTGATCCCGGCGCTCGCTCCGGCGATGTTTCGCGCCCCGCTATGGATGTAGATGCGGAGCGTTGCAGGAATCGGCGGATCGGTGGCGACGTCGAGTCCGAGCCCAGCCTGTTCTTTCTGATCGACGAAGGCGAGATCGGCCGTCGCGATACGCCCGGCGAGCCACGTGACTGTCACCGGCAACGACAACCACATCGGCCGCACCGGGACGACGCGCGTTCCCAGCACCGCGTAGCTGTTGACCGTGCCCGCGTCGAGGACGATCAGCGAGTCGTCGAGTTCGTGATACGAAACGACTTCGGCGAACTCCTCTGAGCGCCACAGCATCGCGTAGCCGACGCCGAGCGACGGCGAGAGGTCGAAGAGCGGCCGCGTGGTCGTGTCGAGCTGCACGATCGCGTCGCCGGCCGTGACGGCGACGGTCAAATCAGTCGCGTCGCACCATTGCGGTGCGTAGTAGCGAAGTGGCTGGGACGCCCCGCGCCATGTCGCCAAGAGCCGACCCGCGCCCATCTCCGTCAGGAAGACGCAGCGCATCGTCATCGCAATATTCGGATTCGCGCGCAGTTGGACGCGCGTTTCCGAACCGTCGCGCGCCACCAGGATGCCCGTCTTCAGTTCGCGGGTGACTTTGAATGGCTGGCCCCAATCGTGGCGGAACGGGAAGAGCGACGGCGCGGCGATCGTCATGTGAGCCCCAACGCGGCCTTGAACGCCCCCGGATTGGCACTCATCACTCTGAGCAGTCCTTTCACTCCGCCGCGCGTCGCGAGATGGCGAACGACAAGTCCATCCTCCAAGCCGATCGTCGCCTCGAGCGAGCCAGAGGAACCGGCATCGCCGCCGCCGCTTGAGACGAGCCCGCCCGATGCGAACGCAGGCACACTCGACGAGAACGTGCGCACGGTCGGCGAGCGCATGCCGCTCAAGCTTTCGAGAAATGGCACGCCGAGTTGCTGGACGATGCGGGCGGGAAAGACGAACTCGCCCGCCGAGAGTCGCGCGAGAATCGAATCGGACGTCCCCGTTCCAGGCCCGCTGACGAATCCGCCGCCGGCGAGCGCGAGGCCGAAGACGTTCGATCCCAACAGTTCTGTAAATCCAGCGGCGGCGGTGACGGATCCGGCGGCGGCCAGGGCTGCAGCCGCCGCGGCAAGTGCGCCGGCCGCGGTGAGGAGCACGCCCCCGGACGCATCGAGTTCAACGGCCGATGCGCTCAGCGCTCCAGCGGCGGTGACCGGGGGCGCCGCGTCGAAGAGGTGCGTGATCGCCTCGACGAATTTGGTCGAGAGAATGTCGCCGAGAATCCGCTGTACGGACGACGCGAACTGCGCGGCGGCGCTGACCAGAATGTTGCCAAGCGTCGGCAGCGTCGCTTTCGCGTCGGCGATTTGCCCGTTCAACCCGCTGATCTGTTGCCGCAGCTGATCGATGCGCTGCCCGGCCTCGTCGGACGGCGGGCCGGAGAGAAGGGCGTTCATTTCCTTCTGCGCGCTCTGCAACTGCCCGCGCAGCGCGCCGATCCCAGCATCGTTCTGTGTGAAGAGCGAGTTGATGCCGGTCGTGAGGAGGGCCGAGATCGACTGCCTTCCCGCGTCACGAATCGACTGACCCAAGGCGGCGATTTGTCGCGTCGATTCCTCGACGACCGTGCCGATCGATGCGAACTGCTGGGCGAATTGCTTCGCGGCTTGGATGAGCGTCAGATCTTTCGTCTGCTCGGCAAAGAAGAGCATCGCCTGACCGAGTTGTTGCAGGGCCGGTAATCGGTCGCGCTCGACGGCGGCGATCTGGAGCTGCGCCTCGTGCTGCGAGATGAGCCCCAAGTTTGCCTTGTCGTTGATCTGCTGGCGTTGGAGTTCGAGCTCGGCCAACGCCCGCTCGCCTTGCCGCTGTTCTTCCTCGAACGAGGCCCGATTCGTCAACAACGTCGAGAAGGCGTTCTGCGCCTCGTTGATCTGCTGCTTCGTGAGCGCGCCAGTCGCCGCCAGGGCGAGGCCGAACTGTCGAACGGTCTCGGCGATCTGCACCTGCGCCGCGCCGATCTGATCGCCCTGCGCGGTTTTCGTCTGTGCGACGAAGCCCGCGATCTGCTGCTGCAACGCCAACCGTTTGACCCGCTCCTCTTCGAGCAGCGCATTGAGTTGCGTCTGTCCGTTGATCTTGGTCGTCGCGATCTGTGTGTCGATCGCTTTGATTTGGGTCGCGATCTTGAGCTCATCGGCCTGCGTGATGCCGGGCGCGGTGATCTGCCGCTGGAGTTGCGACCGCTCGACCGCGAGCGACGCGAGTTCCGCCGCGACGCCCTGCTGGACGATGCTTCGCCGCTGTTGGAAGAAGGTCGAGAGCGACGAGAGGCCGATCGCGAACGCCGCCGCGTCCTGTTCTTCTTGGTTCTTGATCTTCGCCTGCGTGATCGCGAGTTCGGACTTGGCCTGCTCCTGCGCCGCGGCGATGCGCGCGTCGCGGAGCGCCTTCTCGACGGCCGGATCCGTAAGAACGACCTGCGGCAGGCCGCCGCCTTTGCCAGCCGACTTCTCCGACGTGATGCCGAACTGTTTCGCCGCGTCAGAGGCTTGATGGAACGCCGCGGCGAGCGCGCCCACGCCGCCCGCGAGGATGACGAGCGCACCGATCCCGATCAAGACGGGCGCGAGGGAGATTTCGAGCGCGCCAACCGCGATGGCGACGGCGCCGAACGCGACGGCGAGCGCGGTCACGCCCAACGCTGCGGTGCCAGCGGCGATCCCGAACGCGGCAAAATCCGGATGCTGCCCGATGAACTGTGCGACCTTGTCGATGAATTCGCCGAAGGTTTTGATCAGCGGCGAGAGTTGGACGACCGCTCCCTTGAGCGCCGATGTCAGATCCGACGTCGCGTGCGTGAATTCCTTGGCCGCGGCAACGTCCTGATCGTGCACGATCGCGCCCAACGCGGCCGCTTTCTTCGCGGCCTCGTCGAAGCCGCCGTTCGCGAGCTCGTGCAGCACGGGAATGATCTCTTCGCCGCCGCGGCCGAAGATCTTCAAGAGCGCCGCGGTCTTGCCCGCGCCGTCCCCGAAATGCGACTGCGCATCGGCGATCTTGAGAATGACCTGATCGAGCGAGAGCCCTTTCAAGTCTTTCGCGGAGAGGCCGATCGCACGGAACGCCGCCGAGACGACGACGGATCCGGCCTGGAGCTCTGACGTCGAGCGCGCGAGGAACTTGAGGCTCGTCGAGAGATCATCCGTCGAGACCTGCGCTTCGTGGGCGACGAGGGCGAGGACCGAGAGCGTTTCCGTCGACGCGCCCGTCTTGAGCGCCAAGT